CCAACGAACCCAGATCCGAATCCGAACGAGGATGATGCTTTGCGTGAGCTGCCTTTGATTCCTCATGTTGCACCGGAGTCAGTGGAACGGGTGAGAGGCTACATTCAAGAAGCTCTGAAGGATCCAGGACAATTGCGACCGCCAAGCGTGCAGAGAAGTTTCACTCCTCGACCATTCCCTTGGGCGGGCGCAGAAGAGCAATGGAACAAGATCCAGATGGCTAGGAAGAGGATTCCCTATGAACCTGTTGGCACTGGTGTGGCTCTTTGGGATAATTTGTTCCCGAAGACCGTCGACAAGAGACATCAGCAGACGCCTTTCACGAACCCGTTGTTTTACCCACCTATTACTTATCCGCAAGGAGACTGTTTGTTGGTGGCGTTGAATCAGTTGATGCAGATCAATCCGTGCACTTTGTTGTTGAACGCCAGTCGGGCTATTTCCAAAAAGGACACAGAAGGTGATGATCTGAGTACTGATGTGTTGGAGACCCTTGGGTGTCATTATCTTTGCACCTTTGAAGTGTTCGACAACAAGGACAACATTTTGTCTAGGCATGGAGTCTTAAGTCCCACTACATTCCGTGTGCGCTGGCATGAAAATCATTTCACACCCATTGGCGTCGTTAGTCGTGAGATGATGATCAAACCTCCGTTAGTCCCGAGGAACGCTCCGAAGGGTCTTCAAGAGTTGATCAATGAACTGAGTGCCTTGCCTTCCATGTCATGGAGTGAATGGACTCCCAGTCCGACCCGAGCCGCACAGTTAATTCGTGCGATGATTGAACGGACGACGGGGACTTTGGCTGGCAATGAGTTGAACATGGAACAGTTGAAGGGATGGGAGAACATGTGCGAAGGTCTCAAGAAGGATGTTAGAGAGAGGTTCATTTCCGTTGTGGTTGGAAGTCCAGGATGTCGAAAGTCGTCGGGAATTCAGAAGGTGTTGCGAAAGAAGAAGTATCAACGCGACAATCTGTTTGCTGTTTCGATGGCTACCAATACCTTGGCTATTGACTGGAGAGACAAGCTTGGGGTTCGTGACAAAGATCCTGTCACGAACCGACCTACTCCCGGTCGATACGTGTCTACGTTTGAGAGGTGTGTTGCAGACGGCAATTGGGGTTGGGTCATGGTCCTAGATGAAGACAAATATCCAAAAGGTTATATTGATTTGTTGGCTGCGTTATTCCCTTGGGTTGGTCATTTCATTTTCATGTGTGATCCCTACCAGACAGAATGGCATGAACCGAATTCTGCGTGTCATTTGAATGATCCTGCTACCTTGGGAAACGCTGCTTTCTTGTTTCCTCATGCAACACGATATCTGTTTGGAACTTGGCGTCTTCCACAAAACATCGCTAACTTCTTCCAGTTGCCCACTTGGAACAGGGGAGAAGGAAGTTTCCACTTTGCGGTGAGCCC